ATTTTAGCGCCGGTGATCGAGCAGTTCCGCATGCTCGACAGCTACCAACGGACCGAGCTGCAAAGCGCCATCGTCAACTCGATTGTGGCGGGCATCATCGAGACGCCGCTCGACCCGGCGGGCTTGGCCGAGCTGGTGGGCGGCGATCCTAATGCCTATCTGCAGGCGAAGAGCGAGTACCGGGTGCAGCTTGAAGGTGGCACCCTAATCCCGCTTTATCCGGGCGACAAGCTGAACCCGTTTACTCCGGCGCGGCCTGCGCCACAGTTCAGCCAGTTCTGTGAAGCGGTCATTCGCCACATCGGCACTGCCATCGGCCTGCCCTACGAGCTGGTGGTCAAGGACTTCTCGAAGACCAACTACAGCAGCGCGCGGGCCGCGCTGCTCGAAGCGTGGCGGTTCTTCATGAACCGGCGGATCTGGCTGGCTACTTATTGGGCCAGCCCGGTCTACCGGCTGTGGCTCGAAGAAGCGATTGATGCTGGTCTGATCGAAGCGCCGGGCTACTACGATAACGCGGAGTTGTACGCGCGGGCCCGCTGGATCGGACCGGGCCGCGGCTGGATCGATCCCGTCAAAGAGGCGCAGGCAGCGCAGCTGCGCATGGATTCGAATATCTCGACGTTGGAACTGGAGTGCGCCGAGCAGGGGCTCGACTGGAACGAGGTGTTGGAGCAGCGGGCCATGGAGATGTCGCGCATCAAAGAGCTGGGCCTCTCGAAGCCAGCGCCGGTGATGGGTAAGCCCGGGGACGCGCCTCCCGGCGAGGGGCAGCCGGATGAAGAAAATCCGGACGAGGAACAGCAGCCCGCCAAAGAGGACCAACCCGGGGAACCGGTGAAAGATCAGGAGGCCGCATGAAGTCCGAGCATCTCCGCATTTTGACGCAGCTGCATGATCGTCCGTGGGCGATCACGTCGCGGGCTCTGAGCACCATCCTCGCCATTGTCGAGCGGGAGGGGGAAGCCGACCTCGAAGCCGTGGCCGCGCGCCTGGGCAAGCCGCTCGACAACACCGGCAACCAAGTGCAGATGTACGGCTCGGTGGCCGTGCTCGGCGTCGAGGGGCCGATCTTCCGCAAGGCCAACCTGTTCACCGAGATCAGCGGCGCGACTTCCATCGACATGCTGGCGCGCGACTTTCACACAGCGCTTGACAACCCGATGGTGAGCCAGATCGTGCTCAACATCAATTCGCCGGGCGGGCAGGTGGACGGGGTTGCGGAGTTCGCGGATCAGGTGCGCGCCGGTGGCGCTAAGAAGCCGGTGACGGCTTACGTGGACGGCCTCGCTGCTTCGGCGGCCTACTGGATCGCTTCCGCGGCGCAGAGGATCGTGGCCAACGAAAGCTCGTTCCTAGGCAGCATCGGTGTTGTCGCTACCATCACGGACCGGCGCGAGGCGCAGGAGCGGCAGGGGGTGCGGCACTACGAGATTGTCAGCTCGCAGTCCCCCAACAAGCGGGTCGACATCAAGACCGATGAGGGCCGCGCGCAAATTCAGGATGTGGTCGACGCCATGGCCGAGATCTTCATCGGCAGGGTGGCGGCCTTCCGTAAGACGACACCCGAGAACGTGGTGGCGAGTTACGGCGCGGGTAAGATCCTGGTGGCCCGGCAGGCGATTGCCGCGGGCATGGCCGACCAGAGCGGCACGTTCGAAGGCTATCTGGGCGCGCTGCGCGCCGCCGAGCGGGCCACAATTCCTGTTTTCCACGGGCAGATTCGGGAAGCTTACTTAGTACAGCATCCGGTGCTGCCCGTTGCTGATGTTTCTAACGAGGAGGAACCACCCATGGCTGAACAGCCAACGCCAGCACCAGCCGCTCCGGCTGCTGCTCATCCCGATCCGGGTGCGGAGCGGCAACGCATCGCAGCCATTCTGACGTGTGAAGAAGCGCAAGGCCGAGAGGCTTTGGCGCGCATGCTCGCGTTAGAGACGGATCAAGACCTGGAAACCGCGCGCAAGATTCTGAAGGCCGCTCCGGCGGCGCAAGCTGTACCGGCGGCCCCGGCTCCGAAAGAGAGCCCGGTGGACGCGGCGATGCGGCAGCTTGAGAATCCGAAAGTCGGTCCCGGCGTTAGCGCTGAGGAAGACACGCCGCAGGCCGAGGCGCAGCGCATTCTGCAATTCGTGGCCAAGGGCCAGCGCCGGAGCGCATAACTCGAAGGAGAACCTAACTATGGCAACTTACAATCCAATAGCGCGACCCAGCTTTACGACGACTTCGTTCAGCTACATCGGCCTCTTGAGCGATGGCAGCGACGTGGTCAGCCGCAGCGGAACGGTAGCTTCCGGCATCGGCATTCTAAAGCGCGGCGCAATTCTGAAATGCGACCCGGCCACCGGCGTCATCACGGTCCCGGCGGCAGCCGCGGACTGCAACTGCATCCTGGCCGATGATGTCGACGCAACCGCGGCAACCGTGGCGGCACTGGTCTATCTCTCGGGCAAATTCAAGGCGGACGCCATTGTATGGCCCGGGGCTCTGGGTCATGGCGTGGTGAGCGATGCGCTGCGCGACTTCGGCATCCTGATCGAGAGCGTGGTCTTTAGCGACGGCACACTGGTCAAGAGTGTTCCGCTGCAGGCCGAAGCCGAAGCTGCGATGGCCATCGTCGAGCACAATCGCGAGGAGCTGTCGAGGACCGGGACACCGACCGGGCCTCCCGAGCAGAAGCCTACGGCGGACAGCCCTTGGGCTTACCTGACGCCGGAAGAGCGCGAAAGGCACCCCGAGCTGGCGCACGTTCCGACTACGGACGAGATTGCCGGGTCTATCCCCGATGTGCCGGGCGTGACCATCAGCCCGGGCAGCGCGAACGTAGGCGCGGGTGGCGGCAATGGCACCGTCACGGTGACCATCAACTCGCCGGGCGCGAGCGGCACCTGGACCGTGGACCCTGAAGCATCGGCTACGTGGCTTACACATACCCCGACGACGCCGCAATCGGCGGACGGTTCCGTTACCTGGACGGCGGCCATCAACGAAACCGGCGCAGCCCGGGTGGGCCATCTCTACATCAACGGCAAAACTTTCACGCTGAACCAAGCAGGTTTCTAAACCGTTGCCCGGTCCGGTTCTGGCGACTACCGGCCCGGGCAGCATAACCGCAATCTCAAGGCCCTAACTTCGAGGAGCATCGGCATGGACCTATTTTCAACCAACGTACTGAATGGAGTAGTCGCTGACCTTAAGGGGAGCACGCAGTTCTTGCTGGACCGCTACTTCCCCATGGTGCAGAGCGAGAGCACCGAAGAGATCCACTTCGACATACTCGACGGGGTGCGCCGCATCTCGCCGTTTGTGTCTCATCTGGTTGAAGGCCAGATCGTAGAGACGCCCGGCTTTAGAACGGCAACTTTTAAGCCCGCTTACATTAAAGACAAGCGTGTCTTTGATATGAATCGCCCCTTCAAACGCTCGGCGGGCGAGCCCATAGGCGGCAATCTGGCTCCGGCCAACCGGCTGCGGGCCATGATCGCGAATGAAATGACGGATCAGGTCAACATGCTGAACCGCCGCATGGAAGTCATGGCGGGCGAAGTGTTGACCACCGGCAAAGTCACCATCGTGGGCGACAAGTTCCCGCTAGCGATCCTCGACTTCGGGCGCGCCGCGGGCAACACCGTCACCGCATCTCCCTTGTGGAGCGCTGCCTCTAGCCCGTTGGACGACATGCAGAACTGGAGCCAAACTGTCCTCAAGGCAACCGGCGTGATGCTCACCGATGTGGTGATGACGGTCGACGCCTGGGTCGCGTTCCGCAACAACACCTCGATCAAAGACCGGCTGAGCCTGCAGCGCACGGCTGGAGCCATGCCGACCATGGGACAGCCCGCCCAGATTGAAGAGGGTGGTGTGTTCATGGGCAACATCGACGGCTTCAATATCTTCGTCTACTCGGGCTGGTACGTGGACCCGGCAGACGGCGTCGAGAAGGCGATCCTGCCCACCGGCACCTGCCTGCTCCTGTCTCCCGCGATGGAAGGCGTGCGGGCCTACGGCGCGATCCGCGACGAGGACGCCGGGCTGCAGCCGGTCCCCTACTATGTCAAGAGCTGGGTC